TAAAATTCTTAAATCTTTATCATAAGTTTGAAATTCTTTAAGAACATCTTCTTTAACTTTTTTTTCAGTAACTTCTTGTTTAGTTAAATATTCTAATAAAGTTATTTTATTTTCAATTAACTGATTAGTGTCACTAGTATTTTCTATATTATACCCCTCAATTAAAGTATATAAAGAAGCTAGTTCTTTATAATTTTTTATTTTAGCACCAAAAAATACATCTAAATTATAATGTTTTTTAATTTCATTAATTAAGTTATATTTTTGTTTTCTTAGAGAAGTACGATTTAATTTTTGGGAAGATTCTAAAATAGTAGTAATTATAATATTTGCTTTTCCTTCATTTAATATATTAGATTTTAATACAGTTTCATATAACTTATATTCTCGACCTAATGTAGTTTTTACAAAAAATTCTTTTAATATATTAATAGCTGGTGAATCACCCCCTTTTAATGTATCCGCGGTAATTTGACGTACTAACAGTTCAAATAGAATACCCGTGTTTTTGTACTTTGAGTGTTTAATTTTCATCAAAAAATATATTTATTTATAAATATGTGGAGTTTATTATTCCTTTAATTGTTTTTCATCTAATAATGAAGTATCATCTTTGTCTTGTTCAAAAATTAACATTTTTTTATTTAACTTTTTAAACATATCTGCATTTTTTAAATAAGATATCTGGGCATTTTCTAACGCTAAGCCAGATTTATTTGAATCTGTTCTGCTATCTCTTGAATCATTTTTGTCAGTATCTTTCATACGTTTTGTTCCTAATGGATCTTTTCCAAAGTTACTATCTTGTTTTCCATGATTAGAAATACTATCTTTAGGACGACCTAATTTAGTATCGGGATCTGTATCATAACCATCAGGTACATTTCCTGGGTCTGAGTACATTCTGCCTTTACCATATAATGAAGCTAAGTCGTGAGGTGTACCATATGATTTACCCGTTTCAACTGGGTCATTACCTTCTGCTACAATTTGAGCATTTCTAAATTTACGTTTAGAATCTTCACGAATTAAATCTCTATATTCGTCATATTGGTCTTCTGATAAATGAAAGATATTATCATATATCCAATCACTAGGTAATAAATTATTTTCTAATAAAGATTGTGCTAATTCAGTTTTTGACTTCATTAACTCAATTTTTTCTTGTTCAAAAATTATTGAAGGAGTTTGCATTGATAATTCAAAATTAGTCAATGCTTCATCTCTATAACCTTGAGCATATAAATGAACAAGTGCTATTTTATTAAGCTCAGAAACTAATATTCTTTGTATTCTTTCAATTGTACGTGCAAATCTAATATCTTCAGCAGCTAATGTAGCTTTACCTTCTATATTTTCATCATATCCTAAAAATGCTTTAGGTATTTTAAGTGCAGCAAATAATTTATCTCTTAAATATTCAACATCTTGGATACCGTCATAATCTAAACCTTTTGTAGTTTCAATTTTTGTTGTTTGATCATTTCCACGAATTGGGATATAAAAATCCTCCATCATGTTTTGCATATTATATTTTAAATTATACTCACCTGTCTTTTGATCCATATAAGGAGTACGTTTCATTTTAGAAACTGTTTTTTCCATAAATGCATCAATCTCATTTGGAGGGATTGAACCAACATTCATGTAGAAAATACGTCTTTCAGGGGCACGTACAATTCTATGAATTAACATTGCATCTTCCATTAACGTATATTGTTTAAATAATTTACGAGCTGGTTCTATGTAAGAACGACCATAAGGTAAGTAATTAACATCACCAATTAACCTAAAATGAGCCATTTCATAATTATCAAAATATATTCCAGGAGAATTATCTGCTCCTGCTCCAGGTACATTATACATTCCTGAATTAGAATTAACTAAACCATCAGGAGAATATCTGTAACGAATTTCAGCTGGATTATTTTGGTTAAAATTTTCTTGTCTTTCAATATGGTATGCCGTATAAGGAATTACATTATAAACACCAAATTTTTCTGATATTTCTAATTTTAAGAAGAAGTCACCATATTTAGACATTTGTCTAACCCAAGACCATAAATTAAATTCTATATTTAATACATCATAAAATAAATTATAAAGTATTTTTTGTATATCTTCATTTGAGGAACGAATAGATAATACTTCGCCCATATCATTTTTAAGAGTAGATTCATCAGCTATAATATCTAGGGCAGAGGCAATAATTGCATCTGTATCCATTACATCATATTCTGAGTATAATTGGGGTCTTAGATATTGATAATTAAATTGAAATTGTGCGCCGTATAATGAAGAAGGACTAGTGGTAAATATTCTGTTATATCTATCTACTAATGAATTAGTTTGTAATCCTCCGTTTTGTTGTATAGTACTACTATCAATTACTTTTATTTGATTACCACCCGTATTACGGATAATTACATCTGTTGAAAATAATCTTTGTAATCTACTAAATAAGCCTTTATCTGCCATTGTATATAGTTATTGTTATAAATATTAATTATAGAAGCCAACTTATATCTTCTTTTCCTCCATCGGTATCTATATGGTAAGGATTATCATTGCCACTAGCAAAATATCCTCCTTGATATGTTGTTCTATTTACTTTTATATTATTTAATGTTTTTCTAGTTATATCTAAACCTCGTTGTCTTAATTTTAGTGCTGTATCTCTAATGTACATAGCTATACCAAAAGCCATAACTAGATCATCATTGTACCCTGTTTGTGCTTCTGCTCTACCATTTTTCCAAATAAACACTTTCATTTCTTCTACTAATCTTTTTGATTGTATAGTTACTCCTTTATCTGCTATATATTCTTGAAATTTACCTATTACCATAGGTCTTGTTCTAGATGACATAGTAAAACCAGCTACCATTTTGGAGTGGTCTTGATATCTATCAAAATACGAATTAGCATTGGAGGAGTCACTCTTTTGTGAATAATAAAGATTTGGATATGCTCTATCAACAGCTACTTGTATTGTAGCCCAACCAATATTTGCATTTTCTATTATAAGCATTGCCTCATTATATTCAGTAGCTAAACCTACTAACAAATGACCAAATTCTTTAGTGCCTAACTGTCCTTTATATTCAGCTACCTGTACATTATTTTCTACATCCATTACATGACAAGTAGAAAAATCTTTACCATCACCACGAGCAACATCAGCTACTACCATATAGTCTCTACTATAATCCGCTGATTCCCATACCCATAAGTTTTGGTCAGCACCTCTTCTTTCCATAGGTTCCTTAATATGAGATTTTTCGTAAAATTCTAAATACTCATTATAAAATACTATATCACCTGAAGTGCTAAAATCACAATCACATTCTTGTGCCGCTAATCTAGGGTCGCCTAATAAAGCATCTTGTGCATCTCTCCAAGTTTGATCTCTTTCTGGGTGTACATACCAAGGTAATTTAATAGGTAGGAAATCATTTTCACCAGCTTCTGCTTTAACCCAAGTTTGATGAAACCAATTACCAGTACCATAAGGGGTAGATAATACAATAGCACCACCACCTGTTGCTAGGGTTTGTTGTGCAGAGGCCCATGTTTCAGCAATATTATCAATAAAAGCTGCTTCATCAATAATTAGTAAAGATACTGCTTCTGAACGTGCAGCATCTGCATTAGAGGATTTGGCTTGTATTTTTGAACCATTAGTTAATCTTAATGATAATTTATTATTTTCAGCAGAATCAACCTTAAGCCATGAAGGTAAATTTTCCCACATAAACTGTACTTTTGTTACTAAGTTTCTTGCCGTTGCTTGTGTAGTTGCTAATGCTAATACATTTCGGTCTTTATGGAAAGTCATTAACCACAAAGAATAGCCTGCTGCTAATGTTGATATACCTAGTTGTCTAGATTTTAATATAGCACTATAGTCATTTTCTTGAAATAACGTTAATACTTTTTCTTGAAATGGGTACAAATTAAACTGTATACGACCACGTTGAGGATGCTGTATATAACAGTATTTACGCATAAAATGTACTGGATTTTTAGCACATTTTAAATATTCCTGGCGTATTACTTTTTTTAGGTCAGACATATATTATTTTAATAAAAATATTGTTCCTATAATTGCTACTATTCCAGCACCTCCCATTAATTTAGTTTTTAATTTTTGCTTTTTTAAATCGTTTTGAAGTCTTTTTGATAATTCTTGAGATAGACTTAATTGGTCTGATTTAGTTAACATTATGGATTCAAAATTCCCTATTTGAAAATTTAAATTTTTTATAACACTATCTTTTAAAATAACCTTTTGTTCTAATAAATTTATTTTACCAATACTAAGTGATAATTCTTCTTTAGCTCCATCACCTTTAATTAAATCTTTAATTACTAATTTTACTATCGGCCTCTTTAATTGAATCGTTGTACTGTCTGTAACGGTCTGTGAAAAACTTTGTAAGCTCATCATTATTAAAAGAATCAACGGCATTAACTTTTTCATTTACTTTCCATTTTAAATTTTTTATTCTATTATCTTTTAGACCAATTTGTTTGTCTAATTTTGATATTTGAACATTTAATGTATCAATTTTAAAAGTTAATTTATCATTCATATGGTGTAATGAATCAACTTTTTGTTCTAAGGCTACTATTTTAGCATTGTAATCTTCAGTATAATCTTCTTCATTAGAAAATAATAACCAAGCTACAATAACTAATAAAATAATAATTTTTAATAAATAAAAAAATCTTTCGTTAAATTTCATATTTATTTATCTATAATAGCTTCTAATTCTTTTTTAAGTTTTGTTTTTTTCTTAAGATCAGCTACTAGTTTTTCTTTTTCTTTACCTTCAGCCTTAGAATACTTTTTGGCTAATGATTTCATCTCACGAGTTAATAAAGCTAATTCTTCTTTTGCTTTGGCTAAACCTTTTGTTTTTTTAAGATCTGCTTTAGATGGTTCTTTATCTTCATCTTCTTTCATTACACCTCTTTTAACAATAGCATCATATGCTTTACCAACATCACCTTTATATAATTGATCTACTATTTTTTTACCTAGTTTTTCTAACTGGCTATCATCTAAAGAATGTTTTTTACCGAATCCGTCTAAATAAGACATACCAATATCTAAATAATCATAAAAAAAGTCTTCACCTTTAGGGGTTGCATCTTCTTCTATACCAGCTTCTTCTTTTGCCTTAGCTAAATCATCCATTGCCTTAGTTAACTCTTCTGTATCTTTTGTATTTTGTTGAGTTTCTTTATCTTCAGATAATTCAGAAATTATGTTTTCTTTAATGTATTTTTTTAATTCAGATTTTTTCATTACAAAAATATTTTATTATAAATATGTTAAAGGTTAGTAACATTTAATATTTGTTGAATACGTTCCTTTGTAGATCCAGATATCTTTTCTACTTTACCTGCTTTATGACCATGCCTTTTAATAAGAGTTGTAATAGTAAAATCAATTAAGTCTCTATAATGTTCATCTGTCTCACGAATGCCATTATCTTCAATTTCTAATCCATAAGGGGATATATAAAATATATAATCATATTCTCTAATAAACTCACTAGCATATGTTTCAAATGCTTCCTTATCTTGATATGATATTGATTTAGCATTCATTGTAAATGCCATAACATCTAATATTGTTCTATCTGTAATAATATTATCTTGCATTAGTTCTCCGCAACGTTCAGCTAAAAATACAGTTTGTCCTTTTAATGTTGAATCTGTATTCAAAGGGATACCTAGTGACATTAAATGTTGGCTACGCTCCGTTGCGAAATTATAATCTTTAAATTGCTTTGTTTCTTTTAAAGCATTTACTAATGTAGTTTTACCTACACTCATTGTACCACATAAACCTATTTTCATATCTTAATTTCTATAATCGGATAATAAATTTTTCATTGATTGATTTTTATAAAAAGGAATACCTTCTCTTTGACGTCTCATTTCTTTCCAATCCTCTTTATCTTTTTGAAATCCATATAAGTAATATTCTGCTTTTTTTTCATTACCTTCAGGTATTAAAGCTGGTCCATCCCAATTATGTAATTTACCATCCCATGTATAAGCAATAGTACCATCTGTTTTTACTAATTTTCTTGATTTTGGATATGTTTGTCCTGTTTCTATTCCCATAATATTATTTTATTTGTTATCAATATACGAAAGTTATTTTAATTTTCCAAAAGTGATTCAGCAACATATGTCCCTTGTGCACCGCTTACCGTTATACCTCTAGCTGATAATGCATCACCAACAAAGTGAACGTTAGGATACTTGGTGAGGGCTAAATTGGTATAATCGACAAGCGGCTCAGGAGAAAGGTATTTTACTTCAGGCACATAAATACCCCAATCATCTTTAAGTGTTGGGAATACTTTTTTCATGTCTTCAATAAAATTTAATACATACCAAAAATATGGTTGCATCGCTTTAGTTATTTCATGCATTGTATCTACTTTAATTGCTGATACATCTACACCTTCTGATGTTGTTGAGGGTTCTCTAGTTGGGCTATAATATAATCCGGTACCATTTTTTTGTAATTTATTTACTACATCTCTAGACCATTCAAATGGTTTATCAATACCTTGTACTTCCATTAGAATACCAAAATTGGTCATATCGTTTCT